ATAGAAACAATAGAAAAACAAAAGAAACAATGGGTAGAGAGCCACAACTAAGTTACTTAAAAGTATTGCTATTGGGTCAGCTAACCTTAGAGGCTATGGATGAACTAAACGGAACAAGCAAATACAAACATAACCTAAAACTAAACGGCCAAAGGTTCTTAAAGCAATTAGAGGGCTATTTAAGGAACGATTACGATATAGTTTATAGTAACGATGCAGAGATAGCCACAAACGTCTTAAACAAGCTAGAATCGCTTATAGACAAGCTAAGAACTTCTGATGTAGATGAGCTGGTTATGATTGATGCGGTCATAGACAAATACCACGACAATAAGGAATGGTTCAAAGAACACGCTGATGCTGAATTTTTAAGACTGCAATAATGAAGATACTTAATTTATACGCTTGTTTGGGTGGCAATAGGTACAAATGGGATGAGGTTACAGATGTTGAGGTTACTGCTGTTGAATGGGATGAGGAACTAGCAAGACTTTACCAGGAAAGATTCCCTAATGACAAAGTAATAGTAGCAGATGCCCACCAATACTTACTAGACTATTACAAAGAATTTGATTTTATATGGAGTAGTCCACCTTGTCCAAGCCATAGTAGAGCAAGGTATTGGAATAGTAGTAATTACGACACAAAAACTCCTGGAATATACCCAGATATGAAACTTTACCAAGAGATACTTTTTTTACAACACTACTATAAGGGAAAGTATGTGGTAGAAAATGTTATACCTTATTACGAGCCTTTAATACAGGCATATAAAAGAGGCAGACATTTATATTGGACTAACTTTAATTTGCCAAGTGATTTGCAAGACAGAAGATTTAAAATAAGTCAAACAAAAAATGAATTTAAAAGCCTTTGCGAGTTTCACGATTACGATTTCAGTAAATATAAAGGCGAACAAAATAAAACAAAAATAGCAAGAAACCTGGTAGACTACGAAGCTGGTAAAACTATACTAGAAACTGCATTAGGAATAACAAAAAAACAAAACGAAAAACAAATAAGACTTTTTTAAAATGGACAACGTAGAAAGATTAATAAAACAAATTACTGGGGTAGATATATTCCAAGAAACGAGAAAGCAAGAAGTAGTAGAATATAGAGCAGTAGCAAACGTATTTCTAAACAAGATACTTGGGTACAGCTTAATGGATATAGTTAGGTGGTATCAATCCAATGGAAAGAACAGCCATCACGCTACAATCATTTTCAGTATAAACAACTACGACATCTATAAAAAATACAATAAGGACTTAGAGAAGATGTTTAATACTTTATTAAGTAGCACAACCTCAACAACTTCAATAGCCGACCTAATTAGAGAAGTAAAAGACCTAAACCAAAAGGAGTTAAACGACCTTATGAAATATGTCCAGACAAAAAAATATCAAAAAAACTATATATAGGTATAAAAATACACCAATGGCTTACGAAACAAATGAAATGATTGAACAATCTTTAGAAGCTATTAAGAAGTATAACTTGCTTTTTATTACAGACCTATTTGCTTATGTTGCATTTTCAAAGGCTACCTTTTACAATCATCAATTAGAACAATTGGACGAGATAAAAAGGGCATTAGAAAAAAACAGAGTAGATATGAAAGTTTCAATGAGACAGAAATGGTATGAGTCAGACAATGCTACACTTCAAATAGGGTTGATGAAATTAATATCTGATGACGATGAGGCGCATAGGTTAAACGGTACGAAGCGAGAAATAAAACACGACACAACCGACAAAGAGATAAACATAAAAATCCATAGATAGTGGATGTCAATGTCAATGTAGTTTTTGAACACTTACTAGATAGCGAATCTAAAATAGTAATTGAACAGGGCGGTACGAGAAGCGGGAAAACCTACAACATACTTTTATACATAATTTTTCATTATTGCCAAGTTAATAAAGGTAAGACTATAACCATTTGCCGTAAGACATTCCCAGCATTAAGAGCTTCCGTAATGCGAGACTTTCTAGACATACTTAAACAGCACGACAAGTATGACGAAGAACTACATAACAAGTCGAACTCCGAATATGAACTTAGCGGAAACCTTGTTGAGTTTATAAGCCTTGACCAACCACAAAAGGTAAGGGGACGCAAAAGGAACTTGCTATTCATTAATGAAGCAAATGAATTAGACTTTGAAGACTGGCAACAGCTTGTATTTAGAACAGAGGACAAAATAATATTAGACTACAATCCATCCGATGAATACCATTGGATTTATGACAAAGTAAAAGACCGAGACGATGCTGATTTTTATATTACTACTTATTTGGATAATCCTTTCCTTGAACCAAGCATTAAAGCAGAAATAGAACGCCTTAAAGATACAGATGAGCAGTATTGGCAGATATACGGTTTAGGACAAAAAGGGATTAGCAAGGCAACGATATTTAATTTCACAGAGACAAACGTAATTCCCGAAGATGCAGAGTTTGTCAGTTACGGTGCTGATGCTGGATATACCAACGACCCGACTACACTTGTAAGCGTTTACAAAAAGGATTACAACCTTTATATCAAAGAGCATTTATATCAAACGCAAATGACCACCGTTGACATTCACAACAAGTGGAAGCAGATTGGTATAACAAGAGAGCCGATATATTTCGATAGCGCAGAGCCAAGATTAATAGAAGAACTTAGGCGTATGGGTTGGAATGTACGACCAAGTATAAAGGGTGCTGATTCGGTTAACGCTGGTATTGACTTATTAAAAAGATTTAAGATATATATTCACAAAGACAGCCATAACGCAATCCAAGAGTTTAGGAACTATAAATGGCAAGAGGACAAAAGCGGTAAACTGATGAATAAGCCAGTAGATAAAAACAACCACTTAATTGATGCGACCCGATACGCCACTTACTCGGTGTTGAGCAAACCAAACTTCGGCAGGTACGCAATCCAATAGTCAAGGTGGACTAGATATGAGAGTGCATTAAAAAACATTAAAAAATATTTTCGTTTTAGCTATATATAAGTATGAAAGTTGAATTGATAGTACCGAATAACTTGAACGAGGTCACGCTCGGTCAATACCAAGAGTATATGAAAGTCGCTGATTTGCCCGAAATGGAAATGGCAATCAGAATGGTTGAGATATTTTGTGGATTAAACAGGGAGCAAGTTAGAGCGTTAAAAGCTACCGATATATCTGATATTGCAAACGTCATTGCTACGATGTTTGAGAATACACCATCGCTGATTCATAGGTTTAAAATGAAAGGTGTTGAGTACGGTTTTATTCCTAGCTTGGACGAAATGTCTTTTGGAGAATACATAGACCTTGACACTTATATAGGCGATTGGGATAATATGGAGAAAGCTATGGGAGTTCTTTATAGACCAGTTACAAGCAAGTACGGAGAGAAATATGTTATTGAGGATTACGAAGCTAAAGATGCTGCTCCTATGAAAGATATGCCAATGGATGCGGTGCTAGGTTCTATCCTTTTTTTTTATCGTTTAGGGAAAGACTTGTCGAGAATTATTCTGACTTATTCACAGAACAAGAAAGAGGCGAACTTACAGCGATATCTCAATTCGGAAGAAAATGGGGTTGGTACAGTAGCGTCTATGCACTCGCTCAATCGGATGTTAGGCGATTTGAACATATCACTAAATTAAAAATGCACGAATGTCTGTTATTCTTGACATTTGAAAAAGAGAAAAACGAACTAGAAGCAAAACAAATTAAAAAGAAATTTTGATGCAAGGGATTAGAGGATTTTACCAATTGACTGAAACTATCAAAGACCAGTTATTGAATGACGTAAACACGAACACGGTAACGACTGGCGATATTACGGAAATAGATTTGTCAAAGCAAACCATATTCCCTTTGGCTCATATCATTGTGAATAATGTAACGTCACAAGAACAAGTCTTGTTGTTTAACATTACGGTAATGGCTATGGATATAGTAAACCAAAGCAAAGAAGAAACTACCGATTTGTTCAGAGGCAACAACAACGAGCAAGATGTTTTGAATACTCAATTGGCTGTGCTTAATCGCTTGGTAATGGTTTTAAGAAAAGGAGACTTATATACTAATCTCTATCAATTAGAGGGCGATGGTAATTGCGAACCGTTTTACGAAAGGTTTGAAAATGTTTTAGCTGGGTGGGCTTGTACTTTCGATGTGGCAGTTAAAAACGATATTGACATATGCAACTAAAAGACACGCAAGACGCTTTAAATGCTTTTGGGAAATACGTTGTTCAACAATCACGAAGCAAACTAACACAAAGCAATAAGAACGCTTCTAAGCGACTTTATGAGAGTTTAGGGTATGAATTAAAGGTAATGCCCAATTCGTTCAGTATGGCGTTCCTAATGGAGAACTATGGCGAGTATCAAGATAAAGGGGTAAGCGGAACAGAAGTTAAATATAATACACCATACAAGTACACTAACAAAATGCCACCACCGAGTGCGTTCAGTCAATGGGTTGTTCGTAAAGGATTAAAAGGAACTAGAGACGCTTCGGGTAGATTTGTAAGTAGAAAAGGATTGCAGTTTGCTATTGCTAAAAGCATATTCAAAAAAGGTATTAAACCGAGTTTGTTTTTTACCAAACCATTTGAGGCAGCGTTTAAGAACTTACCAGACGATATTGTAGAAGCATACGGACTAGATATGGAAAATTTTTTAAAAACAACGATTAACAATAAAGCAACAAGATAATGGCTAACATATTTCTAAGAAGTCCATTTTATTTTTATCAAAATACTAATCCCGTAGGTGCATTATCTATAAAATTAGAAATTGAAATTGATACGGTATTAAGATACACCCTTATAAAAAACACAAGCGCAGATGCTTTGTTTGAGATTTCAGAACTTATAAGAGATTACCTAGACATTTATTACAATAATGAAAAAAGTCAAAACGTTTTTGTTCGTTTGATTTGGAATTGGTATAATGGCTTGAACGGAACTGGGACTTCGTTGTCAAGCGGTACTGTTACTCATTTCGGAATTGATGCCTATGGTTATTTTGAGGATGGAAGCAATCCAACAACAACAAGAGGGTATATGCAAAGTAACGATGTTATATATCGTTTAGCTGATGCGGACATTCGTATTCAAGTAGACAGAAACAACACTACTAGTGTCACTTATTTATACGAGGGTCAAATAACCAAATCTTTTATAGTAACGCCAAGTGCGAGTTTTGTCTTTACAGATATATCTGATTCAGAAGAACCTTACGACAGCTTTAAAGATAGGATTACCACAGATGGTGGAACTTACGAGGACAATGTTTGCATATCTGAATTTTTAGATGAAAACGAAACATTCCCAGTTGACGAAATACATATTGCGACTACTGACGGTTTAAGAATTGTCAAAGTCATAACGATAGACGAATGTAAATTTACACCAGTCAAACTTAGCTTTATAAATAAGTGGGGTGCGTTGCAAGACCTTTGGTTCTTCAAGAAGTCAATTGAAACTTTAAACGCTTCAAAGGAACAATATAAACGAGCCGTAATAGACGTTAAGGGTTCATACGACCCTTTGGTGCATCCGAAGAAAACATACAATGTTAAATCGTCTAAAAAGATAACCATTAATACTGGATATGTAAGCGAACAGTATAACGAACCTATGCAGGAACTTATACAATCGGAGCAAGTGTGGATGGAGATTGATAGCGTTGTTACGCCAATGACAGTTGATGCAAATAGCCTTACATTCAAGACAAGCGTAAATGACAAGTTAGTAGATTACACCATTGACCTTTCATACGCTTACAATGCGATAAACGATATCAGATAATGCAAATTATTCAGCTATACATACAAGGAACGCAAGTCGATATGTTCAATGATGAAAGCGTGTCTATTACGCAAACCATTAAGAACACGAAAGATATTAGTCAAGTCTTTACAGAGTTTACTCAAACTTTCAATTTGCCAGCAAGTCCGACAAATAACAAGATATTCAAACACTATTACAATTTTGATATTGTTGGAGGGTTTGATGCAAGAGCAAGAGTGGAAGCTGAAATTGAACTGAACTACATACCGTTTCAAAAAGGCTACATCAAACTAGAGGGTGTAAATTTAAAAGACAATAAAGCGCATACCTATAAGATTACTTTTTTCGGAAACACGTTAAGCCTTAAAAACTTATTCGGTGAGGATAAACTAAGTGCGTTGACTTGGCTAGATAATTTCAACGAAAAAGATGCAGGGGGTTTCTTGACTTATAACGATACGGATTTAAAAACTTATTTAACAACAGAGGTTGACAGAACTGTTGGAGGCGTTTTTTATGACAATCCAATACAAGTGCCATTGATTACTCACAGTCAAAGGCTTTATTACAATAGTGCTTTGAGTGGTCAGCTTGACGGAAATTTATATGCTTCGGGATTGCAAGGGGTAAAATACAACGAATTAAAATACGCTATTCGTTTACCAATTATTCTTAGAGCAATTGAGGAACAGTATGGCATCAATTTTAGCCTAGATTTTTTTAGCGGTTCTACGCCCGAATTTTACGATTTGTATATGTGGCTGCATAGAAAAAAAGGAAGCATAGAAGCACCAGCACAAATTGAAGCACAAGACTTGCAAGTTACATTCCCAGTTAGAACAGGCGAAGTTTCTTGCGATGGAACAAATATCACAATTGGTTCAAATCTACAACCATACACCCCCGATGGTGCGAGAGTAACATTTGCGCCCGATGCTGGGAGTTCAACCATACCTTACGGATATACTATTTTCAAAAATGGTATTGAGTTTATAACTGCTTCTAATGTTATTGGAACACAGCAACCGACTTGGGTTTTTGCGCAGAATGATATTTATTCGGTTGTTTTACATATTTCACAAGCGATTACTTTTACGAATGTAACTTTTTATGTTCAAGGATTATTAAACGGTTTTCCGTCAATTACTACAATAAGTTCGGGAGTTTTGTCAAGTACTGGTGCAGTTCAGTTTTTAATTAGACAGCAGATACCCGAAATGAAAGTGATTGACTTTGTGTCGGGGTTGTTTAAGATGTTTAATTTAGTAGCTTATATTGAGAACGGTTTAATCGTTTGCAAGACCTTAGACAGTTATTACGCTACTGGAAACACTTACGACATATCAAAATACGTTGAAGTAGATTCAAGCGAGGTTAATGTCGCATTACCTTACAGGGAAGTTATATATAGATATAAAGGCACAAAATCTTATTTGTCAAATGTCCACACCCAATTGATTGGTAAGGAATGGGGAACTATTGAATACAGAGGCGATTCAAATACAAGATTTTCGGGTGAGATTTTTAACTATGAGACGCCTTTTGAGCATTTTAAATTTGAAAGACTTTTTGACATTGGATTATCAACACCAGCACCAATTAGTGTTCAATGGGGTTACTCGGTAGATGACAACCAACAACCATATATCGGTGCGCCTTATTTGTTTTATTTGAGATATAATGCAAACGGAACGAACATAAACTATGTGAATATAGTAGATGGCAATGGAGTGCCAACAGCAGTCACTTCGATAAACGATTATTTCTTACCGCTTAATAGTAGGTTAGGCGATACGACTTCACAAACTATTAATTTCTTTGCTGAACAAGATGAATATGCTTTAGCGGTAAACAACCAAAGTTTATTCCAAAACTATCATCGTAATTACATTGCTTCTATATTTAACCAAAGCAATAGAATGACAACGGTAACAGCATATCTGCCACAAAGCATATTGATTAATTTTAAACTGAATGATACGTTTGTGATTAATAATATTGAGTATAAAATAAACAGTATTAAAACAAACCTACTGACTGGCAAAAGCGACATCGAACTATTAAATGTGTTTTAATGATTAAGAATATTTTAGAATTGCTGAAATACGTTAACGGAGAAACCGAAGCGATAAGAATTGCACAGGGCAAATACAAACTACCCTTGACATTAAAAGATGGCTACAAAACAATTAAAAATAATATAAAATGGCGATAGTCAAAACAATAGAAATAAATGCAAGTCTAGGTCAAAGTAAACAAAACATACAAGACCTAAATGAGCAGCTTGAAATACAAAGACAAGTATTAATTGACTTAGAGAAAGAACTTTTAAAAGTTGAGGAAGTAAGAAAGCAAACAGCAAAGACAGACCTACAAGCTCAAAAACAATTAAAAGAAAGGTCGGAATTTTTAAAAACAGAAATACAAAATGAAAAGTTAGGTCTTAGAGAATTAAATTCTGAAAGAAGAACAGCTATTTCTGAAACACAATCTTACGGAGAAGAAAGCGTAAAAAGTAGTAAAATTATAGCAGCCTTAGACAAGGTTACAGATGGTTACGCAACCAAAATAGTAAAACTTTATAAAGGGTTTGGCGAATCTAAAAAAGCGATTGGAGGTTTTATTGGAGGATTGAGCGGAATACAAAAAGCAATTTTGGCTACTGGGATAGGTGCTTTGGTTGTGGGTGTTGGCTTGTTAATTGCAAATTGGGATAAACTTTCAAAAGCTGTAAGTGGGGCAACTGCTGAATCAAAAGCCTATAAAGAAGCACAAGCCGAAATTCTTTCTGCTGTATCAAAAGTACAAGCCGAAATTACAAAAATGGGTGATACCATTGAATTGGCAAAAAAAGGCACTATTTCAAAAGAAGAAGCATTACAACAATACAACAAAGCCTTAGGAGAATCGGTTGGCTATGCTGAAAGTTTAGAACAAGCTGAATCTTTATTGGTTAAGAATGCTGCTACCGTTATTGAGGTAACAAGGTTAAAAGCACAGTCAGAGGTTCTTTACGCAAAGGCTGCAGAAGCAAGAGCGAAAGTAATTGCTGGGGATGAAAGTTTAGAGCCAGGTTGGTGGGATACTATTAAGAATGCAACGGTCGCTGCCTTTAGTGGGATTAATGGTGCTGCTAAGTTTGCAACAGAACAAGGTGTAACAACAGTTAAGAACGGTCAAGATGCTATAAAAACAGCAGAACAATTAGAGGGGAGTGCTACTGATTTACAAACCAAAATTGCTGAACTTCAAAAGGGATTAGAGAAAGGTAGTTTAAGCCCACAACAAAGGGAAAAAAGAAATACAGAAATAAAGGCTTTAGAGGATAAGGCTGCTGCCGAAGCTATCCAAAGAGAAAAGGACAAAGCTGCTGCTTTAGAAAGTATTCGTCAAGCGTTAATAGACACCGAAGATGAAAGGCGAAACGAAGAACTTAGAAAGATAAAAGAAAGCTACGATGAGCAAATAAGATTAGCCGAAGAATATTACGGACAAGAATCTGAAACCGTTTTAGCTTTAAGGGAGGCTCAAAAAAATGCGTACGATGCTCAACAGAATGAGTTTTACGCACAAGATGCTGATGCAGCTATTGCAAGGGCAGCCGAAGAAACTAGGTTGAAAAAAGAAACGGCAGACGCTCAAAAGGCTATTGACGATGCTACGCTAGAAGCTAAAATAAAAACTTTAGACGATACGGAAAACGCATTAAATCAATTGTCAAATATAGCTGGGGAATCAACGGTCGCTGGAAAAGGGTTTGCGGTAGCTAGTGCGACTTTAAACACTTACAGAGGGGTTTCTGATGCTTTAGCTGCAACGACAGTAACACCATTTGAAACAGCTTTGAAGTTTGTTAATGCTGCTGCTATTCTTACAAATGGCTTACGCAATGTTAAAAAGATTATTTCTGTAAAAATACCAAACGCAAAAGGCGGTGGGGGAACAGGCGGTGCGTCAAGTCCAAGTGGGGGCGCAATATCACAACCACCAGCGTTCAATGTAGTTGGTCAAGGGGGAACAAACCAATTGGCACAAGTTATAGGAGACCAAACACAACAACCAGTCCAAGCGTATGTAGTGGCTAATGACGTAACAAGCGCACAAAGTTTACAACGCAACATTCAGTCCGAAGCTGGGATAGGGGGTTAAAAAACAAAATAAAACAAACTTAACTATATATAAATATGAGAATAGTAGAACTTATTTTAGATGAAATGGATGCCACCTTTGGGGTTGAGGCGATTAGCGTTGTAGAACATCCAGCCATTGAGGAAGATTTTATCGCATTAAATAGCGATATTGTAGAACTTCAAAAGGTTGACGAAGAAAAAAGACTTTTACTAGGTGCTTTATTAATTCCAAATAAGCCGATTTACAGACGTAATGGCGATGATGAGTATTATATATATTTCTCAAAAGATACTGTATTAAAAGCGTCTCAAATGTATCTAATGAATGGCAATCAAAACAAAGCCACAATGGAACACCAATACGAGATAAACGGTTTGTCGCTTGTTGAGAGTTGGATAGTAGAAGATGAGGTGCACGACAAGAGCAGAAAATACGGAATGAATGTACCAGTCGGAACTTGGATGGGTGCTATCAAAGTAAACAATACAGACGTTTGGGAGAAATTTGTAAAAACGGGTATCGTTCGTGGCTTTAGTATTGAGGGTTACTTCGCTGATAAAATGGAATCGCCAAACGACAAGACGATTAATGATTTTGCAGAGATGGAACGCATAGAAGAAGAAGAAGCGGAATATCTATTGGCAGAGGTTCGTGCTATTATCAAAAACGACAAGCGTACAAAATCGGGTAAAAAAATGGAGTTTGAAAGTTTCAGCGACTATCCCGATGCAGTAAAGAACAACGCAAAAAGAGGCTTAGAGTTAAACGAGAAAGTGAACAACAAATGCGCTACACAAGTGGGCAAAGTTAGAGCGCAACAATTAGCGCAAGGTAAGCCAATTAGTATGGAAACCATTAAGCGTATGCATTCTTATTTGTCAAGAGCAGAGGAATATTACGACCCAAGCGATACGGAAGCCTGTGGTACTATATCTTATTTGTTATGGGGCGGTAAATCCGCAAAGTCTTGGGCAGAATCTAAAATAAATCAAAATGGCTAAAATTGTTGTTTCGGTTTATAAACCTAAAAGCATAAAAAGACCCGATGTGCATAGTAAAAACAATACAAGCGTTTTGAAAGCAAGTAAAAATTATAAAAAGAAATACAGAGGGCAAGGAAGATGAGAAACTATTTAAAGAACTTTATACCTAGTTACACAAGCCCAAAAGGGGGTCGCAGAGGGTGCATCTGTAAGGACAAAAGAACATACTCGTCTGAATGTTGTGACGGAAGTTTACAAGCACAAGGGATAGGAAGAATAAGCGGAGAGCCTCAAAATTTCTTAGCACAAGAAAACGGAGACTTAATACTTCAAGAAAATAATTATAACATAAAAAAATAATGGCGAATTTAAAGATAAGCGAATTAAATCCAGTTATTACGGTTACAAACGATGACGTTCTTGCAATTGTAAATGGAGGCGAAACTAAAAAGATAACGGTTGCTGATTTGGTAGCTTACAATCAATTAGGTTGGAATAGAATTGACGATACGGTTTATACCTCATCAAATAAACTTTCGCTTTCTGATGGCGTTCAAATTACTTTGCCAAACAACGGGGGCAATATAGTTAAAGATGGCGACTATACTTTTTATGATTCAGCTACAAATAAGCTGCTAGGTGATAGTGTGAATGATGTTTATATCCTTACGGTTGTTTTTTCTTCTGCTGCTGCAAACACAAATAGCACACATTTGGATTTTGCTTTAGAGGGTAGCGGACAGATAAATAGAGTTAGCAAAACATTACAATACCACAAAGGCAATGGAGTTGAGCAAAACTTTCACGATGTTTATCAATATTACACCGATGCTGATTTTGTGGCTAATGGAGTTACACCTAAAATAGTTGCCAACGGTGGTACTGCTGAAATATGGGATATTATCTTTTTTATACAAAGAACGCAACGCTACATTTAAAAATACAAAATAATTTTTTTAATACTATATATTAATATGAAACCAAGTGAAATGCTAAAAGAAGTAAAAACCTTGCTCGGTATGGAAATCAAACTAGAGCAAATGAAATTGGATAACGGTACTGTTTTAGAGGCAGAAGCGTTTGAAGCTGGGAACGAAGTTTTTATCGTTACAGAAGATGAAAAAGTAGCTTTACCAATTGGTGAGTACACACTAGAAGATGGTCGTGAACTTGTCGTTGAAGAAGAAGGCCTTATTAAGGAAGTTAAATCTATGGAAGAAGAAGTAGAAGAAGCTCCCGAAGTTGAGGTCGAAGTTGAAGCTGCTGATGAGCCTGTTGTTGAATATGCAACCAAAGAGGAACTAGCTGAAGTCAAGTCTATGATTGAAGAAATCAAAGCTATGTTAGAGCCTAAAGAAGAAATGAGTGAAGTTAGTCAAACTGAACTTTCTGAAATCCCTGTTGAGGTGTCAGATGAATTGTCTGCCCCAGCGGTTGAACCTATTAACACAAGTGCAGAAGTTGAAACAGAAAACAAAGGTTTCAAATTAGGTGCTAAAAGAAAATTGTCAACCATTGACAGAGTTTTCGCAAGATTAAACAAATAAAAAAATAAATTTTTAAATTATGCCACAACCAACAATTACTACTACTTACGCTGGCGAATTTGCCGGTAAGTACATTGCCGCCGCTTTATTGAGTGGTAACACTTTGGCTGCTGAAGCCATTACAGTAAAACCAAACGTAAAATTCAAAGAAGTTATCAAAAAAGTTGATACCGCTGGAATTATTGCTGATGGTTCTTGTGACTTTACCTCTGCTGGTACAGTTGCTTTGACTGAAAGAATCCTACAAGTAAAAGAACTTCAAGTAAACCTTGAGTTATGCAAGACCCCATTTGAGCAAGATTTTGAGGCGGCTGCAATGGGATATTCTTCTTTTGATGAATTGCCTAAAAACTTCAGTGATTTCTTTATTGCTCAATTGTCTGCTCAAGTAGCTGACGCTAACGAAACTGCTCTTTGGTCGGGTTCTGCTGGTGCTGGCAGCTATGACGGTCTTTTGACTCAATTGGTTGCTGCTTCTGCTCCGTCTGTTACTGCTATCGCTATCACTTCTGCCAACGTAATCGAAGAAATGGGCAAAGTAGTTGATGCTTTGAATTCTAACGTTTACGGAAAAGAAGATTTGACACTTTACGTTTCTCAAAATGTTGCTCGTGCTTATGTTCGTGCCTTAGGTGGATTCGTTGCTACTATCGGTGCTAACGGTGTTGACAACAAAGGAACTACTTGGTACAACGGAGGACAATTGTCTTTCGATGGCATCAATATCTTTGTTGCTAACGGTCTAGCTGACAACCGTATGGTATTGGCTGAAAAATCAAACTTGTTCTTTGGAACTTCTTTGCTTGCTGACCACCAAACTGTTCAGTTGCTAGATATGGCTAACATTGATGGAAGCAAAAATGTCCGTTTCGTTATGCGTTACTCTGCTGGAACTCAAGTTGGAGTTGCTGCTGATACTGTTGTTTACACAGCTTAATTAAACACTAATCAATTTTAAAAGGGGTGGGTAAGCCGAAAAGCTCACCTGCCCTTTTTTAATAACTAAAAAAATATAAATCTATGGCTTGTTCTTTAACAACTGGGCGTAAAGTACCTTGCAAATCGGCAGTAGGTGGCATTAAAACCATCTATTTCGCTGACTACGGGACTTTGGGTGCAGCTACAATAGTTTCGGGAGAAATTACAGCGTTGGCTGGTACTCCTGTTTGGTATCAATTTGACGTAAAAGGTAGTTCGTCACTTGAAACCGCAATCAACTCGTCTCGTGAAAACGGTACGACTTTCTACGAATCAACCTTGACAATGGCTTTGACTTTTCAAGATAAAGCTACACAAGAAGAATTGAAGCTAATCACTCACGCTCGTCCACACGTTGCTGTTGAGGATTACAACGGTAATTTCTTTTTAGTTGGTTTGGAACACGGTGCAGAGGTTACTGGTGGTTCTATTGCGACTGGTGCTGCTATGGGCGACCTAAGCGGTTACAATTTAACGGTGGTTGGACAAGAGGTTGCTCCACCTTATTTCGTTACTCCTGCGGTTATTACTGCTGACGCTTCGGCTACTCAAATCGACCCGACTGCGTAATTACATTGTGAGTACTTTTAAAGGGGTGGCGAAAGCTGCCCTTTTTTTTTGAAATAAATCCAAAGAGATACAAAATTTCAAACTATTTGCTATATATAAATATGAAAGTCTTAACAACAAGCACAAGCGCACAAGTTATAAAGGTTATACCTAGAAGCTATCCAGCAACAGTAACATTAAAGCTGCGAGACGATAGCACTAACGATGTAACTACCGCAACGGTAAGCACAACGACTGACAGAGACTATTTAAGCGTATCTCACGCATTTTCTTTGAAAGAGGGTAGGTTTTATGACTTAACAATTTTGGATGGCTTAGAAGTGATTTATTTGGATAAAATATTTTGTACTGACCAAACAATTGACCAAGATACAAACGATTATTATTCTATAAACAAAAACGAATATATAAGCGAACCAAGTAATAACGATTACATTATATTATGAACGATTTAAGAGTAGTAAATTTATCGACCTACACAAGTCCGCAAGTAATGGAAACCAAGAACGATAATTTCGTTTCTTATGGCGAGGATAACGACTATTTCCAGTATTTGATTGACCGATACAACGGAAGTCCTACAAACAACGCTATTATCAATGCGATGTCTGAAATGATTTTCGGAAAAGGGTTAGATGCAACGGATAGTAATAAAAAACCTGAAGCATACGCACAAATGATTACTTTGTTTCACGATGATTGTACTAGAAAACTAGCTTACGATTTGAAGTTAATGGGTCAATGTGCTATCCAAGTAATTTATTCAAAGGACAGAAAAAAGGTTGCAAGGGTTGAGCATATTCCAGTAGAAACTTTAAGAGCCGAAAAGTGCAATGAAAAGGGAGAAATTGAAGCGTACTATATGCACCCCGATTGGGCAAATTACAAGAAGTCAGATAAACTTACAAGGATAGAAGCGTTTGGATATGGTAATGCACCGATTCAAATTTACTACGTTAAACCTTATCGTGCTGGGTTCAAATACTATTCGCCTGTTGATTATCAAGGTGGTTTGCAGTATTGTCAAATGGAGGAAGAAATATCAAACTTCCATATCAACAACATTATGAACGGTCTTGCGCCAAGTATGTTAATTAACTTTAATAACGGAACTCCAGACCCCGAACAAAGGCAATTGATAGAAAACAGAATTTATCAAAAGTTTAGCGGAAGTTCTAATAGTGGCAAGTTCATTTTGTCGTTTAACGATAATGCTGAAACTGCTGCAAGTATTGAGCCAATCCAATTAAGTGATGCTCACGAACAATACCAGTTTTTGTCGGACGAAAGTATGCGCAAAATAATGGTCGCTCACAGGGTTGTTAGTCCTATGTTGTTAGGGGTTAAAGATTCAACAGGATTAGGAAACAATGCCGAAGAATTGCAGACTGCTTCAACGCTAATGGATAATACCGTCATTAGACCGTTTCAGACGCTTTTAATTAAAGCCTTTGATGATATACTAGCCTACAATGATATATCGCTTAATTTATACTTCAAAACGCTTCAACCGCTAGAATTTACAGACCTATCAAACGTAGTGGATGCTGAAACTAGAGAAGAAGAAACAGGGGTAAAATTATCTGCTGATTTAACAGACGATGAATTTGACGAAGTACTTGCCAATTTACAATGGGAAACCGTTGAAGACGAATGGGAGTTAGTAGATGAAAGAGAATTTTCAGAAGATAATGAAAGCGTTGAGGATTGGGCGAATAGCTTAATCAAAGAAAAAAAGACAGGGTTACAAAAGTTAGCTGACTTTATTAAGTCAAAGCCTAGCGCAAAAAGTTTCTTAGACAAATCGTATTATAAGATACGATACAAGTACGACCAAAAATACAGTAGTGGTAAGTCAAGAGCGTTTTGTGTTGCGATGATGGCAAGAACTGCCAACGGTGTTGTATATAGAAAAGAGGATATTGACCAAGCATCGTTTCAAGGGGTTAACAATTCATTCGGACATCAAGGTCAAAATTATTCGCTCTTTAAATACAAAGGCGGTGTAAACTGTGGTCATTTTTGGATGGAGCAACTTTATAGACTTAAACAAAAAACAGACGGCACATTTGTAGAAGACAAAGCGTTGTCTAGTAGTGATGAGGTTAGTAGCATTCCTCAAAGTTATATTCCAAAAGGCGAGGAATACGAAACAGCTAAAATAGCACCAAAAGATATGCCCAATAACGGTCACCATCCTAATTACGGAAAATAATGGCAACAGCACTATTTATATCAAGAACAGACTTAGTCAAAAACAGTATCTTAGATGGTAACATAAGTACAGACAAGCTTATACCGTTTATTAAAATTTCACAACAAATACAAGTTCAAAATTATTTGGGTACTGATTTGTATAACAGAATAAGCAACGATATTGATGCTCATACTTTGACTGGAAATTATTTGACACTTGTTAATGACTACATTCAGCCAATGTTAATCTGGTATGCTCAATCCGAATATTTTATTTATGCTGCGTATCAAATAAAAAATGGAGGGGTATATAAACATACACCAGAAAATTCAGAAACAGTAAGTAAAGAGGAAGTTGATTATCTTGTTAATAAAGCAAGAAATACAGCAGAGTACTACACAAAGCGGTTTATTGATTATATGGCTTTCAACCAAACTTTATTCCCCGAATATACTAGCAATAGTAATGACGACATATACCCCGATACAAACGACTTATTTAATGGATGGGTTTTGACTTTAACATTATTAATTGGTACTTTTATATAAAATAAATAAATAAATTTAAGCGTATGCAAACAGAAATTTGGAAACCAGTAAGTGGATATAATGGTTATTATGAAGTAAGTAATTTAGGTAGGGTAAGAAGTATAACAAGAAAAATAGAAAGGGCAGACCCTAAAGACATAACAAAAAAAAGGCTATTTACATATAAAGGTAAATTAGTTCCTTTTTGGATAACCAAAAAAGGGTATTGTAGATGTAGTTTAAATATTGGTGGTAATAAAAAAAATCATTTAGTTCATCAATTAGTAGCTAAAGAGTTTATAATTAACGAAAATAATAAACCACAAGTAAATCATAAAAATTGTGTAAAAACAGATAATAATGTTTATAATTTAGAATGGGTTACAAATGGTGAGAATTTTAAACACGCAGTAGATAATAATCTAATGCATTATCAAAAATGAAAACAACATACAAACCAAAAGAAACAAACGTTAAACGACTTAAAAAATACTTAAATGCCAATACCAAAACCAACACCGAGCGAGACGCAAAACGATTTTATGACGAGATGTGTAGAAGTTATGGTAAAGGAGTTTCCGAAAGACCAAGCGATAGCGGTATGTTACAACGAATGGATAAATAAATAAACAATGGCAAACGAGATATACGATAGTAGTTGGTGGGGAGTTGCTTTAGAGACAGCTTCATCAATAGGAACAAAGACAGAATTTTTTAGCGGTCAATTTGAAATGAACAAAAGACAAGAAGTTGAAGCCAAGAAGTGCATCGCTGATTGGACTCATATAACTGGATTACAAGATTTAAAACAATAGAAATGGCAAAACCGAAACTAGCATTAATTCCAGCAGCGCAAGGCTCAAAGTTTTATTCCGTACTACCGTCTGACGGTGTGGGGGATTTTGATTTTGCAAGAGCGTCTGCTGCTACAAGAATAAACAAATACGGACTTATAGAAACCGTTGCAAGTGGTCAATCACGATTAAACTACCCATTGATTGATGGTGTTGTAAAGGGATGCCCAAGCCACATTTTGGAACCAGCTCGGACTAATTCATTACCTTACAGTCAAGATTTTAGTAATGCTGCTTGGTTAAAAAGTAACGTAACTATAATAAGTAATAGTATAATATCTCCAGATGGAACTTTAAACGCAGATGAATTACAAGTCACAAGTTCTGGTGGTAATATATATGACAATGTAGGTAATACTGGAGATGGAGTTTTTAGTGTATTTGCAAAATACAAAGATACACAATTTATCCGTTTACGCTCTACTAGTTCTTATGCATATTTTGATATTAAAAACGGAATTGTTGGAAGCACATTAAGCGTTTTAGGTACTAAAATAGAAAACTATGGAAATGGTTGGTATAAATGTTCTGTTATAGGAAATAATACAAATTCTTTGGCTCAAATTTTTGTTAGTAGTGATGGTGTTAACGTAGGATTAGGAAATGTTTATTTGTGGGGTGCTGATTTTCAAATGGGTTCTTACCCAACATCATACATACCAACTAGCGGTTCAACAGTAACTCGTGTAGCCGAAACTGCAAACGGTGCTGGAGATGCTTCTACGTTTAATGATTCAGAGGGTGTTTTGATGGCAGAGATTAGTGCTTTGGCTAATGATGGTACTAACAGAGTTTTAGGAATATCAAATGATACAGCAGCTAATAGAATAATTATTTATTTTAGTACAACATCAAATCAAATAGCTTTATTTATATCTTCATTAGGATTTTCTCAAGCAATTCTAACATACAACTTAACAGATGCTACAAATTTAGTTAAGGTTGCAGCAAAATATAAATTAAATGATGTTGGTTTATGGGTTAATGGCTTTGAAGTTGGAACAGATACACTTGCATCAATGCCTGTTGGGTTGTTAGATTTATCTTTTGATAACGGAACAGGAACAGAACCTTTCTACGGAAACACAAAACAAATTCAATACTTCGATTCAGCTTTAAACGATTCAGATTTAGAAACATTAACGTCTTGGGTATCTTTTCAAGATATGGCAGAGGGACAATTATACACGATAGAATAATATGAGCAATACACTTAAATTTGGAAATGGACTTTGGGCGACAAAAGAAGGCTCAACGTTAGCATACAATGATGAGAATGGAAACTTTAAGCCTCTGCCTTTTGACTTTACAAGAGCAACAAGTGCTACAAGAGTTAACAAACAAGGGTTAATCGAGGTTTTAAGAAACAATAAGCCAAGAATAGATTATAAAGATAGTACCAAAGGTGCTTTGCTTTTAGAGCCGAGTAGGAGTAATTTATATTCTTATTCGCAAGATTTCAGTAAAGCTGCTTGGACTAAAATTAATACATCTGTTATACCTAATAGCACTATATCTCCAGACGGAAATTTAAGTGGAGATTTTATACAAGAAAATACATTAAATGCTTCACACGATATTAGGCATAATGTAACAACAGTTGTATCTGGTTTACAGTACACTTATACCGTTTTTGTAAAAAAATCAGATGTAGGACAAGCTAGAAATTTATCTTTTTATATAGCTGGTCCAAATGGTGCTATTTCGTTTAATACAACTAATGGTACTTTCTTTAGTATTGGTTCAGTTGATAGTTATAGTTCAGAAGATTATGGAAATGGTTGGTGGAAAGTACAAATTACAGATACAGCTGTTTCAACAAGCTTTAATGTAATCATTATTTTAAATAATGGTACTACAATTTATACAGGAGACGGAATAAGTGGTGTTTACTTATGGGGCGCACAATTAGAACAAGGCAGTTACGCTACATCGTATATTCCTACATCTGGAAGTGCAGTAACGAGGGTTGCGGAAGTTTGTAATAATGGAGGTAATGAGCAAGTAATAAATTCAACAGAGGGTGTTTTGTATGTTGAAATGAAAAGTGATTTTAATGATGCCGCCACTAAAAGAATTTCTATATCTGATTTCACAAACAATAATAGATTAACATTATATTTTAATGTATCTACAAATCTTATTGGAACTGTTATTGTTACTGCTTTAGGGGGTTCGCCTTCATCATTAAGTTATGTTGTTCCATCTTTTAGTACATATAATAAAATTGCTTTAAAATACAAAACAAATGATTATGCGCTATGGATTAATGGTGTTGAAGTAGATACCGAACTTATTGGCAACACATTTGCCCCAAATGTATTGAAAACAATTAGATTTGAACAAGGAGCTGGTGGACTTCATTATTTTTACGGAAACGTTAAAGACGTAAGAGTTTACAACACCGCATTA